ACTGATAATGACATTGACGACAAAGCAGTTGAATTTGTTCGTAACGGTCTTTTTCCGAATAAGTAATGGACTTAGGTGAGCCGCCGGTATTCCCGTCTATAAGGCTCCCTGAGCCACCAAATTTACCACGTCCAGTGTTGGAGGTACCACGAGCTGATATACCATCATATGTACCACTTGTTGTACCTCCTTCAGACTTAAGGCCACCACCGGGGATTGAGTCAGAACAAAAGGATGAACCTCCTAAACAAATATTACCACCTGCTCCACCAATACCTATACCACAAATACCTCAACCTCCTGAGGTAAATACATTAGATATACCTGGTACTGATATTGAAGTACCTGTACCTAGTGGAGAGATATTGGTTACAGCTGCTACAACAGCTTTTGTTTCAGTTGCTGCCACCTTAACCGCTACTTCTCTGTTTAAACATTGTGTATCTTTATTTAAACCAGTATTTAAACAGGCATGGAACAAGATCACAAAAAAGACGGACTCATAAAATTCATTGTCCTTGTTTGGTCCGCTGGACTCCTCACGGCATCATACGCAGGATGGATGAGTAAGATGGATCCTACTTATGTCGCTTCAATTTTAAGTGGCACCTTAGCAACATTTTCAATCACTCGTGAAAAGAACAAATGAAAAAACTTCTTTTATGTTTGCTATTTGCAGCACCTGTATCGGCTCAATCCGTTACACCTAATTTTACACAAGGTAGTATGCAATCTACCTCGACCACTACTATTGATATTAACCGTACTATTGCAAATAAAGTGTACGGAGGAGATTATAAATCATGGTCTGGAACCAACGTAACACCCAGTGGTTCAATCGAAGACGCATCTACAACTTTCTCAGTAACCACTGCTGGAGATCCATTTCAACTAGAGCTTATAAACAGGGTAGCAGGGGTTGTCGAAACAAACGACATCAGCGAAACCATCCAACAAGTTACCTCTACTACTTCCTTGTCAGTCTTCTCACAGTAACACCAGCTTACGCAGAAGACCCAAAGGTACAGAACACTTCATCACCTGTAGCTGCTGCTACGGGTAATGTAACCAATCAAGCTGTACAATTTCAAAACAACGGTGCACCTTCAAGACAATACTTTACTAATGGTAACTCTTGTAATGGTACAACAATGACAGTCCAACCATTTTATATGGGTGGTGACGTACATACTGATACTTATCAACGTACTAGCAATTTTGGGTTACAGGTTGGTTTTTCTGTACCTTTAGATGGTGGTATGGTTGAGACTTGTAAACAAATTGCACGTCGTCATGAACAAAAGATGCGTCTAGATTATGAACTAGTTCGAGCATTAAAGTGCACAGAAATTATGAAGGCTGGTTTTACATTCCGACCTGGTAGTCGAGTAGAAGTGTTGTGCCACGATATTGTTCCTATTGTCACCATTAAAAATGATTGAAGCAGTAGTATCTGCTACCGTAGCTGCATTAGCAGCAGGCGCAGCACTTACAAATAGACTACACAACAGAATAACAGAATTAGATACACGTGTTGACGCTTTTGAGTTACGTGTTGCCACTCAATATGTTCCACAAGAACAATTTGGTGAAGCAATTACTAAAATGGAAGCACATATGATCCGTATTGAAAATAAGCTTGATCAAATGCTACTAAAAAATGGCTAAGAAAAAAGCAACTGAAGACCAGTTTAACGAGTTGCATAATCTTGTCACGAAGGAGTTCCTTGCCCGTATTAAATCGGGCGAGGCTTCTACTGCTGACTTGAAAGCTGCTTGTGATTGGCTAAAGACTAATGACATTAGTGGTGTCGCCTTTGACGGTAATCCACTTGATAAATTGGCAAATATTATGCCGACTGTTGACCCCGAACTTGTCCAACGGAGGCTTTATGGCCCGAAAGTCTAACTATAGTGGTGCTAAATACGCAAATGGTAACTATAAGTCATATCAAAAAAAGTATGACTCTAGTGAACTACAAATTAAAAAACGCACCAAATTAAATAAGGAGAATCGTAAACGTGGTACTTACGGAAACGGTGATGGAAAAGATGTATCCCATAGAAAAAATGGCTCTACATTTCTTGAAAAAGCATCTAAAAACCGAGCACGTAAAGGCCGCGCATGACCCCCTTACTCCCCACTCCTGACGACTACCTCTACAACTTAATCGTTATGACCTCTCCAGAAGCTAAGCGCCTGTGGAGGCGCAGCATTAAGGAACATTTCGACCACACATGTATTTATTGCGGAAAGACTTATGACTTATCTCAATTATCTATTGATCATGTCCATCCTCGCTCTCGTGGCGGTCAGGACATCGCAACGAATGTCGTCTGTGCTTGTACCAGTTGTAATCAGGACAAGGGGAGCACACCAGTCATCTCTTGGATGAGAGACAAATTTGGAGTTAATAGACTCCGTGAAAAACTTATTATGGAGTATATTACTTAA